CCTTTATTTTCAAATTTATCATTTTCTTCATCACTGCTACTATCACTTATATAATCTGTATTCATTATCTTTTATATCTCGTATGTATATATTATATCTCGTATGTATATATAATATCTCGTATATTATTATATATAGAGTATAATTTTTTATAAAATATAAACATGGAACTTGTTATCGATGATAGAGAAAAAGCTATATCTAATTTATTACAAGAAAACTCAGAAATAAAATATACTGTAAAAAGAATAACTATAGGAGATTATGCTTTAATATTAAATGATAATATTGAAATGATAGTAGAAAGAAAAACATTAAAAGACTTAGCATCTAGTATTTTAGATGGAAGAAAGGATAATATAGCAAAATTAATAGAATTAAGATTACAAACAAATTGTAAAATAGCATATATAATAGAAGGTAATACACCAAATTATAATAGAAAAATAAATAGAATTCCATATAAGAATTTACTAGCTCATTTAGACCATTTAATGATGCGTGATAATGTTTTTATTTTATATACAAAATCTCCAGAAGATACATTAGAAAGATTAACATATTTATTAAAAAACATATCCACAATTAAAAAAGGAGGTGACAATGCTAAAAATATAACAGATACTGAGAAAAATATAACAGATTCTGAGAAAAATATAACAGATACTGAGAAAAATATAACAGATTCTGAGAAAAATATAACAGATACTGAGAAAAATATAACAGATAATGAAATTCCTATTTTAAATACAAATATTCAAAATACAAATGATTTATTAAATCAAAAAATAGTAATAACAATTCCAGAAATTAAGTTTTTATCTAAAATTCCGGGAATATCTTTACCTATGGCAGAAATATTATATGAGAAAAAAATAACATTAAATTTGATATATAATAATATTTCGATATTAGAAGATATTAAATATCCATCAGGAAGAAAATTTAATTATAGCAAAATAAAAATAAAAAAACTACCAGCTAAAACTATAAAAAGCATTCTAAAAGAGATTCCAACAATCGGAGAATTTAAAGCTAACTTATTAGTTGATGAATTTTATGACTTATTAGAAAATAAACATGATGTTTCTAGTTTAGACCTATTAGGAATTTCAGAAAATTCTGCAAAAATTATACTTAAATACTTCGTATAAAAATACTTCGTATAAAAACTTAGTATAAATACTTCGTATAAAAATACTTTGTATAAAAACTTCGTATAAAAACTTTGTATAAAAAATTTATTTTAAAGATAAAAATAATATATTGTATATAACATAGTTATATCACTAGTATAAAAAAGTGAATAAACAATGCATATGTAATGTTTATTCACTATAGTCTAAAATAGTATAAAATCTAGTATAATATATAAAAAATAAAATCTAGTCTAAAATAGTATAAAATCTAGTATAAAATAAAAATATAATATAGTCTAAAACTTGATATCAAGTTAGATAGCGCGGTAAGTATTCGGTAATCTGTGGCGTCTTATAAGCGTAACGAGTGGGTTCGACTCCCACACTGCGTACTGATGTTATATATCTTGATATTATCTTTTAGATTATATTATATTTTTTTTGTCATATTATCAAATATATATCATAGAATATATATGATTGATTTTAATAGTAGCACAAAAAAAGCCACGAATTGGGTTTTTACAAATTCAACCTTAAATTCGCTATTGGGGAATAGTTTGAGTTTAGGAATAACCATTAGCTTATTAATGGTTTTATTAGTTATGGTTATGTATCCTGCAAAAGCAGGAACATCTTTTTCTATTATGGTTAAATTGTTTATATATATGTTTTTGGGTTCAACTATATTTATATTTTTACATGATGGTATTATGCATAATAATATATTAAATGAAGTTAAAGATAGCAAAGGCGATGAGTTGTTTAGTTCTATGAATGAAAAGAATAGACAAGAATCATCAGCAGATATTGTTTATGGAGAAAAAAAAGTATTGGCTAATGCTACTATAAAAGAAGAAGAACCTAAAGAAGAACCACCAAAAGAAAAAGAAATTACAGGTGGTGTTAGACTAACTACTAAACACAATTCATTATATAAAAGTCCATTTACATTATAAATAAAGATATATATATCTTATAATATATTAAGAATGAATGCTATTAAAATAGCTCTTGCCGTTACTTATTTTTGGGCATATATTGGATATATTATAAGTAAAGCATTTTTATTATTTTTCTGCTTATTAATGAAATTACCAGATATATGTTATAATATTCCAGAATGTTTATTAAATATAGAAAATACATATAATAATAAAATATCAGTATTAGAAGCTACAGCAAATGAAAAAAATGTAACTAATAGATTTAAACTTTTTATTAAACTATATATGGAAGAAGCTATCGATAAAAAAGGCATTGATTTCAGAAAGTTTATGAAGATTTTCAATTCATCTGTTTTATATTGCTGTTATGTTATAGCAAATGAAACACATTCTGTAATTGTAGAGAAAAGAAATGATAAATATATAAAAACAAAAAATAATGTAGAAGAAGAATTATCTATGAAAATTGTAGATTTTGATGGAGATAAAAAGGCAGATGAATTTGATTTAGATGAATTGTCTAACTTATTAAAAGATTTTGATTAATAAAATATAATAAAGCATAATTTATATGATTAAATAATGGATGATAAAACTATAAAAACTCCATTAGGAGATGAAATAAAATGGTTACCTAAAGATAAGAATAATTATTTGGATAAATCTACATTAATTTTTGGAGGAACAGGTTCGGGTAAAACAACAATTATAGAAGAAATTCTTTTTTTACTTAAAGACGATATACCAAATTTTATAGTAGTAGCAAATGAAAACTCTATGAAAGCATATAAAAATAAATTAGACCGCAGATGCATTTTAAATGACTTGACTAAAGAAAAATTGTTAAGAATATGGAATAGACAAAAATCATTAACACAATGCTATGAAATAGCAAATGATATTAATATCTTAGAATCTTTATTTCATAAAATAGAAGATAAAGAAATTATAATTATAATAGATGCATTAAAAACCAGAACTAATCAATATATAAATATGATTGACTCAAATAAGGAATATACATTTGCACAGAAAAAAACAAATACAAATGCATTATTAGAGTTACAGTTTAAAAAAATAAAAGAATATTATAAAAATTCTATAAGAAATAACATATTGAAACTTAAGGAAATGAAGCTAACATTAAATGAGATGACAGCTTTGGAATATATAGATTTGAATCCTAGATTAATGATTATTTTAGATGATGTAAGTGACAAGTTCAAAGGCTGGATGAAGTTATTTAAAAAAGGAGAAACAAATCCATTTGAAAGTATATTTTATCAAGGAAGACATAATTTTATTACATTCTTATTTGCAGCTCATGATGATACAGTTGTTGAACCTCAGTTAAGAAAGAATTCGAGAATTACTATATATACAAATAGTCAATCTTTAATTACTTCATTTGGAAGAGCTGGAAATGGTTATTCTATACAAGAAAGAAAATTTGCGGATAGAATAGCAACATATATATTTGGAGATGAAGCTGCGGGAATTAAAACACATCAAAAATTATGTTATGTAAGGGAGGATTCCAAACCATTTAGATATACAATAGCAAATATTTATCCAGATTTTACTTTAGGTTGTATTCATTTAAATGAATTAATTAATGCTATGCCAAAAAGAAATGATAATTTAAAAGACAATCCATTTATAAAATCATTAACAGAAAAAAATAAAAAAGCTTTTTAATCCTTTTCCCATACATCATCAGCATTTTCAACATCATAACCATCGAAATTTATATCTTTAGTTTCCTCATCATCTGATAAATTCAACGATTCACGATCTACATCTTCAACACTCATAATACTCTCATCTTCTGAAGCGCTTTCCATTGCTGTTATTTCTTCTTTATAGAAAAATGGCTTTGGTTTGCTTAATAACTTTTCTCTATCTAAAATTTTATTTGTTAAGAATTTAACTAATTCCATATCAGCAAGTTTTAACATGATTCCTGCTAAATGTTCTAATAAGAAATTACAATAATTTTCGTCATTAATAGAAAACTTATATTTATTGTCGATATTAACGAAATCATCAAGGTTTTTTTGTGAATATTTCTCTAATGATTCTTTTTTTTGTTTAGAAATAAATTCTTTTATATCTTCTGGAATTGTAGATATTTTAGTAATTCGAGAAATAATATTAAATGTTCTAATACACCATAAAATATATGCTTTTAATTTTGTAGAACGGGTTTTATAAGAATATTTTTCTTTACTAGGATTAATCTTGGATTGTTCAATATCTGTATATTTATATCCTTCGCTTAATCCTATATTTACTAATATATTATAAGAATATCCAAGTAGCTTACTCCATTCTGAAACATTCTTAAGAGAATAAATATATTCTTCTTGTTTTCTAACTGTTGGTTTAGTAGTTACCATTTTCTGTATTTCAATAATACTATTAATTGTTACTATTCTTTTTTCTTTTTCTATTTTTTTAAATTCTGAAATGTATTTATTATAATATTCTTCATTAGAAGTTTTATTATATTCCAAATCTATTCCACATTTTCCACATTTATTATTTTCTATTTCATGTAAATTACCTTTAGGGCATCTGTTATTATAATATTGATAAAAAGCAGTTATATTGTCCTTCTTTTCAAATAATGCTTCTAACTCATTATTTTTTACGACATTATCGGTTCTAATTAACTTATTGCAATTTGCACATCTTTCATTTATTATTTTATAATTTTTAAATTTATCTAATTCTTCTTTATTATTATCTTCTAACCATTTTTTAATATCTGAGTTTTTAAGTTCCAATTCCTTTTTTCCATCTGAATAAATAAAAGAACCTACTCTGTGAAATTCACCAGTAACACAAAAGTGTTTGCTTAAAACTATTTTACTAGGGTCAAAATTATTATATTTCCATGCAAAATCATTTTTTTGTTTTATATTGATAATTGGTTTAGCTAATTTTTTCTTAACATAAACGCGCATTTTATCTTCTAATGGTATATTTTTTTCTTTTATTTCATCATAGAATTCATTTACTAATATATTATTTGGAACTCTAAATTGTTTATATATATTTTTCTTGTAATATTCATAAATATTATTATAGCTATTATAATAGTAATCATCTCTCCAATCTCCATAATAATTAATTTTATCTACAATTCCAACATTATCATATAATCCTTTATCTTCTGTTTTTATAGTATCTATTATTTCTGATTCTTGTTTTCCTAAAATTTCTTTACATGTATATTTGGGAAACATAGTTTTTCCATTATAATAACTAAGTTTTTTCATATAATAAATATAATTATAAAATTGGTCAAAAGAAAAATCTTTAATTTTTTCTATCTTTTCTTCATTTACTTGAATGGGTTTTATATATTTTGATGCCCATTTATAAGCATTCGCAAATATAGATTTGACCATATCAATACTCATATTTTTTAACTTGTTAATTACAACTTCTTTTGTTACAATCAATAATATTAATCCTGTTTTATAAATATAAACCTCATCTCGTTTAGTTTCACCTCCTTTTTTCTTATGTTTTTTTCCTCCTTCTATTCCTTCATATGGTGAATAATGATGTGGTTCTACTCCATCATAATCAGAACCTAAATTTATATTCTTTTCTATTGATATTCCATAATAATCTTCAAAACCAAATCCACCTTCTATTAATGGTGATTTAATTGTTTCTTTGGTTTCTTTGGTTTCTTTGGTTTCTTTGTTTTCTTTGTTTTCTTTAATTTCTTTAGAAATGTTTTCTTTAGAAAACTCCTGAACATTTTCAATTAAAGGAGAAACAATCTCTTCTTGAGTATTTTCAATTAGAGGAGATGTAATTTTACTCTGTAATTTTTCTACAAAATCTTCTCTTGATTTTTTTAATTTATTTTCTGTTTTAGCTTCAATATTTTTCATCTTTTCTTTTCTATCTTCAGTATCTTTTGAAAAATACATAACACCCGGATTATTAACAATAAGAGCAACTAAGCAAGCAAAAATATAAATGCTGGAATATAAATTAAGAATATCATTTATTCCTTGGATATTTGCTGTTTTATTCTTATAAATTTTAGCTTCTTCAGTTGCTATAATTGGTCTAAGTGAAGATGCTATAGAATTAACTAATGGTTTAATGGGAACAGGTTCTCCAAATTTAATATTTGTTGCTATAATAAACATTGCTTCTTTCCATATAAGAGTTTGTAAAGGGTCTTCAAGAGTAACGGTATATTGGTCTCCAGATAATGCAATTGATAATGCTAAATCTACACTTGCCATTTTTTCACCACAAACTTTACAAAAATAACCATTAATATCATATGGTAATGAATAATTATTTGTTAGATAGTCTCTAATTATAATATTGGCATTTGATTTACCAAAATTTTCAAGGGTTAATTTTGCTTTCCAATATAAATGAGGACATACGCCATTATCCAAAACAGAAACTCCTTTAAGTTCATTACCATACTTATTTTCTAGAAATTTAACATTCCTTTCTAATAATTTTTTGTCATTAGCATCTACAGAAAATATTAATGATTTATAAAATGTATTATCCTTTTCTTGTGTTGAAATTTTACTATATTCTAATTCAACTGTTTTTAATTGAGTATCTGATAATTTAGATAATTCTATACCATATTTTTTATCTGCTATAGTTTTCATTGATGCCAGTTTATTGAAATAAATATATGCAAATTTTATTTCTTGCTGGTATTTTTTATCATATTCAACAGAAGATTTCATTTCATCATAAATATGCTTAAATTTTTCATTATTTACGCCTAACAATTCACCTATGTGATAAAGTTTTAATATTTTATTATTGACTAACATAAATAATGGGTCATAATAAAATGATTTCCCGAATTTTGTTTGTTGAACTCCATTTAGCATTTCTAATAATTCATGCGAAAAGGTCATCTTTCCTTTTTTATCAAACTCTATTTTTTTACTTGGCTTTTTGCCATCGTTTTCTGGTTTCTTATATTGAGTAGTTAAATATAAAAATCCATACGTGCTAAAATAATAATTATGAATATATGTTACATAATTAATAAGCTTATTAATTTCTAACAAAGCTTGTTTATCGCTGCTAAATATTACTTCTCTATTAATACTCCCTGGTTGAGTAAATAAATCACGCTCTTGTGTAAATTTTTCGGTTTCTAAATCTAATAATCCATATCTTCCTGTAACATATAAAATATAATCATCAATATGTTCGTAGTGATTTAATTTATTCGTTGCATATACATAATTATATCTAGTAGTTAATCCCACCACATTAATTTGTTTATTTGATTGTATAGTTAGCTTATTATTTTTTTTATCTAAAACATCTATAGGCAAATCAGATTGAACAGGAATAGAAAATTCTTCATCATATGTAATAATAGGTTTTAAATATTTCAATAACCATTTTAACAAAATAGTTGAAATATTAGTAATAGGAATACTTGAATTTTTCAATAATTCGTCTAGTTGTGCGAAATTATCAAAATGATAATTATCAATTAAGCCTAATTTTTTAGTCTCATCATATTCAAATTGCTTTTGTTGTATCTTAACCTCTGTTTCCTCTTCAGGAATATCGAATATTTTTATTTCAACCGACATTCTATATATATTTTAAATATTTTATATAATAAACTTATTAAAGATTCAAAAGCTTTTTTATATATATAAAATTATAAATGGATGAAACAAGAACAGAAAATAGAATATTAAACAGGAATAATTATTCAAACAGGACCATTTCTGTCTTTCAAATTATAGGAGCTTATTTAAGTGATATATATTATAATCATTTATATACAGAAGCACAAAAATTAAAAACAAATGGTAAAACATCAACAGTAACTGAAGGATATCGTAATGCTTGTTATGCTTTTTTATCTGCATTAGATGTAAAATGTAAAGAACATTATAAAGTAGAACATTATAACCAGCTATTAACTGGTATTAATGAATATTTTCAAACATGGACTAGTTTTAATACTCTTACAATTTCAGAATGTATGAATAAGATATCTAAAGAATTTGTTCCCGATGATTATTATAATGAATTAGATAGAGATAATAAAAGAACTATTGTTAGAAATGTATTAATTGATTGTATTAGAGAAACAACAAAAATGGTTATTGTTGATTATCTCGAATCCATTATTGATAATCATGATGAAGAAGAAAATATTGAAATTATTAAAGAAAAAATCGTTGATATTCTTATTTTAGAAAGAGAGAAAATGTTTCATAAATTTTTAGAAAGAGCAGGTGGAACATCGGAAGATAAAGTAGATAAAAAATTTCTAGATAAAATATTATTAGAATTAGATAAATTAAATAAAGAAAAGAAAATACTTGTACAAACTGTAGAAAATAGTGAATCTGACTTAAAGAAAAGAATAGAACAATTATCAGGACTAGTTAAAAAATGCCGTGTTTTAGAATCTAAATGTTCTAGTTTAGAAAAACAAAATGAAGACTATAAATCAAATATTAATGCATTAACTGGAAAACTACAATCATTAAGTGTTGAAAATAATAGATTAAATGGATTAATAGAAGAACAAAAAAATGTTATTGATTCATATGTTCCAGTAAAATCTGTAGATTCATATTTAAAATCGGTAGATTCTAAAAATACAGATTCTAAAAATACTATAGTTAAAAAACAAGTTGATTTAAAAGATAATATAGTAAAATCTGACCTAATTAAGAGTGTTTTAACAAATAGTGATTCAGAAAGTTCTGATAGTGATGATTCCGATGAGAAATCAGTATCATCTAAGAAATCATCTTCATCTCAATCAACAGTTAAACTTGAGAAATTACCCAGAAACTTTAAGAATAAACTAGGTATATCACCAGGTCTAGATTTCTTCGATTAAAAAAATATATTATTGAAGAATATTAATTATATGTTTTCCCAAGTGATAAGCAAACTTACATGCAACTGCATTACCTATCTGCATAATTTGTTCTTTTTTATTTCCCAATAATATAAAATCATCAGGAAAACTTTGTATTCTTTTTAGCTCTAATATAGTTAATCTTCTAACTTCTGTTTCGCTATATTTAACTAATGCATCATATCCATCCTTCCAATATCTGGCAGGAATTGTATAAGATGGTTTATCTAATTTTAAAAATTGCGCTCCAAAACCAGTTCCATTTTTAGTAGCCTTTTCTTTTTTTTGTTTTATGCCATTTAATGCTTTTTCACTTAAATAATAAGTATTATCAACTTCATTTTTTGGCAATAAAATATTATTAACTGGAATCCTATTTTCTTTTGTATTTATAGGTATTGGTTCTGTTGGAATAATGTTTAAAAGTTTATTAATACCAATAATAATTACTCTACGTCTATTTTGTGGAACTTCAAAATCACTGGCATATAATTTACATATAATACAATTATAATTTTTATTTAGTTCTTCCATAATTATATCAATAACATTTTCATTTGTGCTATTTTTCATAGATAAAATACCTATTACATTTTCCATAATAAATGCTTTTGGATTAAAATAGTTAAGATATTTTACATATTCCATAAATAATGAATTTCTTGGGTCTTTTTTATCTCTCTTACCTGCCACACTAAAACCCTGACAAGGAGGACCGCCGACAATTACATCTATACTGTTTTTTCCTATTTTATATATATTACTAAATGTTTCTGGAGATAAATTACTAATATCTTGACATATACCCAAATGATTAAAATTTTTTGTGTAACTTTCTATTGCTTTATTCCATATATCTAATCCAGCAACAATTTTTAAACCCGCATCTTCTAATCCTTTACTCATACCTCCACATCCACAAAATAAATCTAGAACTCGTAAATTAGATTTTACAGTTGATTCTATTTTATTATCTACTATTTTATTATCTACTATTTTATTATTTTCATTATCTAATAATCTATTATTTTCCATATTTTTTAATGTTTCTTCAACTATTTTTTCTACAAGTAATTTAATATTATCATTATTTTTTACACATGGCGTTTTTCTTCTATTATGAGCATCGTAATGCGATTTTTGAGAAAATTCTTTACCGCATTTCTCACAACTATATTTAACCATTTTAGTTATATTTGTCAATATATAATATTAAATCAATTTTTAAACTAATAATATAAAAAAATATTTTTACAAATAAACTAAAATTTGAATTTTTATTTAATGATAAAATATTTGTTCTATTATATCGTATGCCTCCCAAAAAAATACAAGTTACCGAAGAATATGATGATGATCTAGAAACTAATGATATATTGGGAGATGACAGCAATGCCATGGAAATAAAGTATAATATACATTCAATTCATAGCACAGAATTACAGTTGCTGTTGGGATTTTTGAATGATAACGTAGCTACAGTAGTAAAAGACCCAAGGTCTAATATAGTAGATATGTTTTCAGGTAAAACATTCATTATTCCAGAAAATAAGATAACTATATTTTTAAACCAACTAGAAAAATGCAGAAGAGCTGGAATAACATGTATGATGTCGGAAAAACAGAATGCAGATTATTCTGGTATTATGTTAGATTTCGATATAAAACAAAAAGTAGCAAATTCAATGGTTGATACAAAACTATTAATTACTTTATGTAATAAAATATTTGCTTTATTAATTTCTATAATAGACTTTAAAGAAGTAAAAAAAGATACATTCCATGTGGGAATAATTAAGAAGCCAAAACCTAAATTTACGGATGATTCGTATTTTAAGGATGGTTTCCATATTCTAATACCGGGAATAAAAATTAATAGAAATGTTAAAAGATTTATTATAAAAAAAATTACAGAAAGTGAAATATTAGACCAAGTCTTCGAAGATATTGAGCCATATGACAATATCAAAAAGAATTCATTCTTAGACCCAAACTCTGGACATGTGAATGTATATTTTATTGGTAATGCATCCAAAAAAGGAAGTGATGCATATTTATTTACGAATATTTTCGAAGCAAGCGTTAATATTTCTGCAAAAGATGTAGTTATACAGGACGTAACATATTTAAAAGAAACTATTAAAAATGTTTGTCATGAATTCTCTTTAAACTATGAAAGAGAAAACGGTCTGATTAAAAAAAGAAACTATGAAATTCTTGATAAATATGCTAAAGAAATAATTAAACCAGACCCCATTATACCAAATCTACAACATAACAATGTAGATATAACATATAATGAAGTTTCTGAGTTAATAAATATATTAAATCCTATTAGAGCAGATAATTATGATACATGGTTTAATGTATTATGTGTTATAGCGAATATATCAACTAATTATAAAAATTTAGCAGAAATATTTAGTAAGAAATCTAAAAAATTTAATCAAAATGATTTTGATAGATATTGGCTAAATGCAATAACAGGAAGCAATAAGAAAAAAAAATTAACTATTGCAAGTCTTAAATATTGGGCAAAATTAGATAATCCTATTATGTATGATTCATATATAAAAAATAATGTATATAATATTATTACAAATATCATAGTGCAAGCTCATATTAGAGGAATTCTAAATCACAGCGATATTTCTAAAATATTATACACAATATTAAAAGATAAATATATAACTTCTTATCCAGAAGGCGAAAAGAAAATAGTATGGTTTGAATTCATTTTAGAATCTGATGATTACAGTGAAGGACAACTATACAAATGGAAAAGATGGAAAGATGAACCCATTTCATTATTGTTATATATTTCTAATATATTACCCGGTATTTTTAAAGCATCTTATGATAAGATAGCAAGGATTGGAGATAAAGGTTCTCCTGAAATTGCTAAATATTATAATGAAATTAAAAAGAACTTTGCAGCTACAATTAGAAATTTAGGTAATCATTCATTTAAAAAAAATGTTATTAATGAAGCTTCCTTATTATTCCATAGAGAAGGTTTTGCTAATGAATTGGATTCTGACCCTCTAATTAGAGGAGTATCAAACGGAATTCTTAAATTATCGAATCTAAAAAATGGAAAACCAGAACTAATAACAGGATATCATACATATAGTGTTTCTAAATTCACAAAGGTTAAATATATTCCGTTTGACCCTTTTGATGAAATAACTAAGAAACTTATTATATCATTGAGAAGGCTTTTCCCCGATGATGAACCCGATACATTTGAATTTGTAATGTATTATTTAGCCAGCACAATTGATAGCTTACCAAAAGAAAGTGTATTTTTACAAATGATTGGTGGTGGTTCAAATGGTAAATCATTTTTAATGGAATTACATATTGCAGCTATTGGTGAATTATATGGTAAAAAATTGCCCATGTCTATTTTAACTACTAAAAATTCTAATCCAGATAATGCAACTCCTATTCTTATGCAATTAAAGGATGCATCATTTGCTTATTGTTCT